TCTCTATGACTAAGTTTATGTATTCGTTGTCCACAAATGGATGATGCAGTCCAGAGAGCGTGTAATCTCCCTGGATGCCTTCCACTTTTGTAGATAGCCATTGATTGATATATTTAATGAATGGTAGCGGGAGATCTTCTGACGACAGTATGTTTTCATTTATAGCTTCGAGCAGGACTCGTTCAATTCCCCAGAAGTGATAATCAAGTGCTCCGTTATAGAAGACGTTGTTATTGGTGAACAGTTCGATATCGGAGATGACCTCATCGCCAAGGCAGGTTGGATAGATATCGACATAGAGGAAATCGAATTCATACCCTTGGCATGTTTCCCTGCCGTCACCGTGTATGATTTCGAGTTTATTGAAGCCTTCCCTATTACTAAACGAGTTCGTGAAGAAGCTAATGATTCTCTCATCTTTCTCGAACACGGTAAGTTTAGTAACTGAGGGTTTGGCGATTGTTCTGAGTGCGTAGTGTCCGAGCCCCAGCCCGACTGTTCCGACGTTTCCATTTGAGTATAGGATTGGGAGGTGTTGTGACTGGCACTCCATCCTAGTAAGGCTCATCCATAGCACTCCGTCTATTCGGAGCACCGGCACGAGCAAATCCCCTATAGCGAAGTGTCTATTTAGGTAATCATCGAGCACTCCCATGGGGGCTCCGCTGGTGAGTACAATTCCGTCTTGGTCATAGGCTTTGAGATTGTAGAAGTCTGCTTCTTCTCTGACGTATTGATTTGTAAATGGATTTCTATCTGCCCATTCTTGGTTATCCATTGAAGGCTCGGTAGTTGAAGGTTTATTTAGTGTCCGGCGAAAACTTAAAGACTCATGTTCCCTCTACTTTGTACAGCGGTATATGATCCCAGAATCGGCACCGGATTAAGTGCTCTTTGACTATTGGCAGATTTGATATCTTGTTCCACAGAAGCGGGCAGTCGTCCTCTACAGCGCCGTAGAAAGCCCTGGCGTCCCCGCTTCGGAATACAGCAGCAATACCGACTATCAGAGCGGCTTGATCGGTAGACCATCCGCTGAACTTGTGATCTCCGGCTATCAGTAGCTTACAGAAGCGTCTCACAAAGGTTTCTTTCTGCTCTCTGGACTCCAGGCTCCGCAACTGCTGCATGACTATGCTTGGCTCACATTCCATTAGGACATTGATATAGACATCTCTCGCTGTAGGTGCCTTGTTCATGATTTCAACCTCTTCTAATTTCTGTTTGTCTGAGTCCATTGGTTCAACAATCACTTCAGTGCCCCTGAAGCCTAATGCGGATTCTTCGGTATCCATCGCCACAAGTGATTCTGAATAGTTTGCAGATCATTTGATTACTTCCACAGGTATTTGTGGGCGTTCTGCTTCCTCCGATGGCTTGCCTTTGACTAGTTGCTCAACTAATTCAGTCAACTGCCTGACCTCTTTACGGAGGCACCCCACCTCTTCATAAACATTATCTAGGAACCACGAGTGGTCCTTAACAAGATCATACAACCTCTTGCCATCGGGAGGGTTTCGAACTGCGGCTTCTATCTGGTAGATGAAGCGAAACTCTAGGGGGATTTCATTCGGATCTGACATCTTCAGCCCCCCATAGGTTCTCAGCGACGTCATCTTCTTCAGTTTCAGTACAGACCTCGACGCACTCCCAGTGGGGTATACGTGGCACTCCTGTTACGCTGGTGTGTGTCCACTCCCAATAGTAAATCCGTACCATCTTATTGTTGAGCCTGGTTGTAAGCTTTACTGTGGTGCCAGTCTCATGTGGGTTGATGTGAATGGCTCTAATATCGGTTATATCTGTATACTTCTTGAGCATCTCAAAGAGTATATGTAGTAGCATTAGTTCTCCTGTGGTTGTGTTTTAAACGATGCGTAGGAGAGGTCGCTTCCATCAGCTTCCCTCACGATGCCTACGCTCACCGGCATGATTTTGGGCCCTCCACAATGGAACTGCGCGCTCCGGCTGACTGAGGGGTACGGCCTTCATGCGAGGTTGCAGGATAGTCAGCCGTCATGAGATTAAAGGCCCTCCTCGGGCTCGTAGGCGTTTGGGTCGAGGGGTACGGGCTCTAGACCCTTCGAAGTGCGGTGGATGCGGTTCCAGGCCCCGTGGCACCCTCTACAGATCGGCTCGCGTTGGCCGTCTACTCGGATCGATGGAACGCGGTCTGGATTGAATGCGATAGGTCGCTGACAACCGGCGCATTCACCGAATGCGATGATGTGGGGCATTGTCTATCTCCTGCTGTGTGATAGAGTGTTACACAGTATATATACGTATTCGGTTACGAATTGACGACAGGGGGTGATATGGGTGGTTACGAGGTGGTTTACTGTGATCCGCCCTGGTCGTACACACACAATACCTACTCGGCTCGCGACAATGATGGTATCAAGTCCATAAGCTTGAGTCATGTTACAGATAAGTATCCAACGCTCAGCTTGGTTGAGATGATGTGTTGGGATTTGGAATCTATTTTAGCTGATGATGCTTTGATATTTATGTGGGCCACTGGTCCTGTATTGGAGGAGTCCTTTCCTCTCATGAATTCGTGGGGCTTTTCGTTTATGACGGATGGGTTTGTCTGGGAAAAGGTAAAGGTGAACCCTGGCTATTACACAATGAGCAGTTGCGAATACGTGTTAATTGGAAAGCGTGGCACCATTCCTCAGCCGAGGGGGAGCGGGTCTGTTAGACAGTTTCATCAGGAGTTGTCTACACGTCACAGTGCAAAGCCTGATGAGATTCGCGAACGGATCGAAGAGATGTTTCCAACTCAGAAAAGGCTAGAGATGTTTTGCCGAACGCCAAAAGAGGGTTGGGACATATTCGGAAACGAGGTAGATAGCAGCATAGTCATCCCGAAGCGAAGCCGATTAGAGGTGAAGCGCCTTGGGAGTGTCATGTGGAGGAAGTGGGCATGAGTGTTGATGATATGCGTAATCGTTTAAAGATAAACCGGAATCCAATTCAGCGTCCTGGTGTAGATCACTGTCTCCGCACGACAGTTTTTGGTGGTCCTGATGCGTCTCGCGATGTTCGTCTTTATCTTGACAAGGCGAGCTTGAGGCACATGCTGGAGATTGCATCTAAGTCTTCTTTGGAGATGGCTGTTATTAATATGGCTGGTCTAGAGATTTCTGTCTACCAGGCTGAATCTGGACATACTTATGAGGTGTGGAAGATTGTGGGATTGGCCCCTAAGCCGCTAAGTTTTAGTTTTTAGGGGTGATATATGGATGTTAATAACTATCATTATTTAATGAGTTCTTTAACGACTCAGTTTCCTTTATTTCGTTTAGCTCTTTCTACTCATCAAAATACTCGCGGCAAGCCTATTTCGTTTGCTGACAAGCCGTATTTGATTGAGCTTTATACTGAGCTTCCCAAGTTGCCCGGTGCTGATATCCGTAAGGCAGTTCAGACTGGTTTATCAGAATTGTTTATACAGCTTATTTTAGAGCGTGCAGGCTGGGCGGGTAAAATTACAGCTTACGTCTTGCCTACATTTACAATTAGAGATCGATTTGTCCAGAACCGAGTGAACCCGTTACTGGCTTCTATCCCTGCTTATAAGATGCGAGCTACATCGGACGGCAAGGGAGGTCAGGGAAACCTTAAGCTGAAGCGTTTTGGCAAGGGCGCGATGATGTTTTTGGGCTCTAATACTGTAGCGGATTTTATTGAATTCTCTGCTGATGTTTTAGTTATTGACGAGTTTGATCAGTGTGATCCTGAGAATCTAGCTAAGGCTCGCGACCGATTAAGGGCTTCTGAGTACCCGCAGATGTTTCGTTTAGGGAACCCAACGTTGCCGCGCACGGGGATTAGTCGTCTCTATGAGCAAAGCGATCAGCGGATTTGGATGAGTCGCTGCAACCACTGTAATCATTGGCAGCCGATTGATTGGTTTGCTAATATTATTCATCGCAATGATACGGGCGATTGGGCTTTGCGTGACAAAGAGCGGATTGGTTCTAATTTAGATGCTCGACCTATGTGCGTTAAATGCAATCAGCCTTTTGATCGTGGCGTGAAGCATGGGGCGTGGGTTGCGCGTCGTCCTTCAGTAGATTGGCGAGGCTACACGGTTAGCCGTCTTGATTGTTTAACTGAAAACTATAAGAATTTATTTATGGAATGGATGAGCGGTCAGGGTCAATCTGAGATGCTGTCTACGTTTTACACATCTGTCTTAGGAATTCCGTATGAGCATAGTGGGTCACGATTATCAATGGAGGCTTTAAACAACGCATCTGTTGGTGCAGAACTCGATTATGGTGGTGGTGATGCGTATGCTAATGAGGTGGTCACATTAGGCATTGATGTTGGTGCAGTATTGAACTGTTCGCTAAGTGTGATGCGAAAGCGTGAAGACGGGACTTTATTACGTGATGCTCGCTATATTGGGGCAGTGCGGACGTTTCGTGAAGTGTCCGACATAATTCGTCGTTATCATGTTGATTGCTGCATAATCGACTCAATGCCTGAAACGCGCAAGGCTCAAGAGCTTCGTGATGAGTTTTTGAGTAGTGGATCTTGTCAGGTTTGGCTGTGTAGATTTCATCCGACCCAACGTGTTGGTCAGCAACTTTACGGTCTAAAGATGAATTTCAGGGAACGAGTAATTACTGTAGATCGTACACAGGTGTTTGATGCCACATTTGACGATATTAAGCACGGAAGGCGTCGTTTCCCATCTGACATTCAAACAGTTTTCGGGTGGTCTGCTCAGATGCGTGCCAGCGTTCGTGTGTTGAATGAGGGGAAGGGGCGTATCATTTGGACAGAAGGCAGGAACCCGGATCATTATCGTTTAGCTGGAATTTACGACCGCATTGCGTATGATGTTATGGAATACGGTGGTGGATATTTTGCTGCCTAGAGCGGTCAGCGAAGATGGACGAGTGGCAAGATTACTGGTTAAGGATGGAGTCCCGTTCTTCAATTTTGGAGAGG